CTTGTACCCTCATCTTATTATGCAGTACAATATCTCGCCAGAGACCCTCTGGGAGACTCGACATCCCAGTGCGAGCGTTGAGGGGATCTTAAGTAAGAAGACTGTTATTGATGGTGAGTTTGCTGTATGTCCGAATGGTGCTCAGTTTAGAAAAGATGTTCGTGGGTTCTTACCAGAACTTATGGAGAAGATATACACAGAAAGAACTGTGTATAAGAAGAAGATGCTTGCTGCCAAACAGAAGTATGAGGATACAAAGAATCCAAAACTTCTAAAGGATATTGCGACATTTAATAATATTCAGATGGCTCGTAAGATTCAATTGAACTCTGCTTATGGTGCTATTGGTAATGAGTATTTCCGTTATTACAAACTTGAAAATGCGGAAGCTATTACTTTATCTGGACAGGTTTCTATTCGTTGGATTCAAGATGCGTTAAATGAATATCTAAATAAAATACTCAAAACTGATGATGATTATGTTATTGCTGTGGATACTGATTCTGTTTACCTTAACTTGGGCCCTCTGGTCGAAAAGGTATTCGAGGGGAGAGAGAAAACTACTGAAAGCATCGTTTCGTTCCTTGATAAGATCTGTGAAATGGAATTCCAAAAATATATTGAGAATTCTTATGAAGCGTTGGCCAAGTACGTAAATGCTTATGATCAGAAGATGTTC